GTGCAAGATGACCGGGATTGAAATTCTCGACGGCCCGCACAAGTGGGCCGGGCGATACATCCCCGTGGCCCGCATGGACCCCATCATCTACGACGTCGAGGGCGAAAAGAAGCTCTCCGGGCTCGTCAGCCACGCCAAGGGGCCGCAGCAACTCCACGACTACTACATTTCCAAGGTGGCCGAGTTCCTGGCCCTGGCCCCCATCTCCACCTGGATTGCCACGCCCGAGCAGATGAGCGGGTATGAGAATCTGTACGCCTCTGCCCACACGCAGCCCCCGGCCTATCTCCCGTACAACCACATTGACGGCGTGCCGCGCCCTGACCGGGTCGCGCCGCCCCAGATTCCCACGGGATTCTTCCAGGGCGCACAGATGACCGTGGACGGCATCAAGGCCGTTACGAACATCCATGATTCGTCTCTTGGGGCAGAGGGTCAGGAGGTTTCTGGCGTTGCGATCAGGGCCAGACAAAACCAGTCGGACCGCACCAACTTTGTTTACCAGGACAACCAGAACCGCATGATCCGGTGCCTGGGGAAGATCCTCGTGGACCTCATCCCCAAGACCTACGACACCGAGCGGATTTTGCGCGTGCGCGGCGAGGACGGCGAGGAGTCGCAGACGCTCGTCAACCAGCGCGTGGGCGACATGAAGATGCGCGACCTTTCCCAGGGCCAGTACGACGTTGAAGTCATTTCCGGCCCTTCGTTCGCCTCTCGCCAGCTGGAGCAGTCCACGGCGGTGATGGAACTCATGCGTTCGCTGCCGCCTCCGGTCATGGTCCAGTTCCTCGATCTGGCCATGTCCTCGCTCAACTTCCCCGATGCCGAGAAGTGGGCCGAGCGCGCCAAGGCCACGCTGCCGCCAGGGCTCAACGGACAGCCCGTGCAGCCGCCCGCGCCCGATCCGGTGGCGACGGCCAAGGCCAAGCTGACCGAAGCGCAGGCCCGCAAGACCGATGCGGAAGCCGACGTGGCCGAACTGGAGGCCGTCAAGCACAGCGCGGACACGGCGCAGTACGCAATGATGCAGGCTCAAGGGGCGACTATGCCCCAGCCGATACAACCCGCACCGACCGGGCAAGTCGGGTAAATCCGCCCAGGAGGCGCACCAATGGCTGACGACATCCAGACCGACATCGAACCCGAAACCCCTGACGCCGGGGGCAATCAGGCGGACACAGGCGACAACCTGGAAACCCAGGACGGGGAATCGCCTCCCCAGGACAGCGACACGCCCGACCCCGACGCGCCCAAGGAGGGCGAGGAAAGCGAAGGCGAGCCGAAGACCGAGGAAGAGGCCAAGAAGCCTACCCCCGAAGGGCTGAAGAAGCGTTTCGCCGAACTGACCGGCGCGAAGCGTGAGGCCCAGGAAGAGGCGTCCGGCCTGCGCAGCGAGCTTGACCAGCTGAAGGCCAAGCTCTCGGAATTGGAAGGCGGGAAACAGCCCGCCCCGGCGCAGGTTCCCCCGGCTGACGGCATCGGCCCGAAGCCCCGCTTCGAGGACTTCGAGTCCGTCGAGGAATACGAGGCCGCGAACACCGAGTGGCTTACCAAGACGGTCCAGGCCCGCGTGAAGCAGGAGCAGGACGCGGAAGCCCGGCAGACCCAGGCCCAGCGCGCCGAAGCCGAGCGCGTGGAGAAGTTCGAGGCTCGCAAGTTCGAGGTCTTTGAGTCCGGCGTCACCAAGTATGGCGAGGGGTTCGAGAAGGTTTTCAAGACCCCGGACCAGGGCGGAATCGCTCTGTCCATGGCCATGGCAGACGCCATTCTGGACGAGCCCAGCGCGGCGGACGTGCTCCAATATCTGGCGCTCAAGCCCGAAGAGGCCAAGCGCATCTACGGCCTGTCGCCGCTTCAGCAGATCAAGGAAGTGACCAAGATCCAGATCAAGGTCGAGTCCGAGGCCAAGAAACCCAACATCACAAAAGCGCCGCCCCCGCCGAGTCCGGTCGGCAACCGCGCCAGCGTCGGCAAGGACGAGTCCAAGCTGAACGATGAAGACTGGCTAGCCAGCAGGATCAAGCGGGCGCGATAAATCAACCAGCAACACGGCCCCTCAGGACGAGGGGAAATGAACAGGAGGTTCAGCCGTGGCTAACACCATTCTCACTCACCAGATGATCGCGCGCGAAAGCGCCGCCATGCTGATGGAAGAACTCTGCTTCATCAGCAACATCAACCGTTCCCGCCAGAAGGAATTCGGCGAGGACGTAAACGGCTTCACCAAGGGTGCAATCGTCAAGGTGAAAATCCCCCCGGCCACCAAGGTTTTCGACGGTGCCGTGTTTGCCGGTGGTGGAGCGGTTCCCGACCAGGTCGAGAACTACGTCAACCTGGCCGTGGCGACCCAGAAGCACGTCGCGCTCAAGTTCACCAGCCTCGAAAAAGCGATGCACCTGGCACAGTACAAAGAGCGCTTCATGAAGCCCGCCATCACCTCGCTCGCCAGCTCCATCCAAGCCGACTTCCTGGCCAAGGCCTACAAGCAGGTTCCCGGCCTCGTCGGCACGGCTGGCAGCATCCCCAGCACCATCAAGACCTACGCGCAGGCCAGGGCCTACCTGGAGCGCTTCCTGGCTCCCGCCGACTCGCGCTTCTGCCTGTTCTCCTCCGACGCCAACACGGAGTTGGTGGACGCTTCCAAGGCGCTGTTCAACCCGACCAAGGAAATGTCGGAGATGTTCCGCAACGGGTACTTCGGGCGCGCGCACGGCCTGGAGTTCTTCGAGTGCCAGTCCATGCCGTTCCACACCAATGGCAACAAGGTGGCCTCTGTCCAGGTCAACGGGGCGTCCCAGACCGGATCGACCTTGAGCGTCAAGGGCGTGGCCGCATCCGACACCTTCAAGGCCGGGACCGTGTTCACCATCGCCAACGTGTTCGCGGTGCACCCCCTGACCGGGGCGACCCTGCCCCAACTGCGCCAGTTTGTCGTCACCGCTGACGCGACCATGGCCGGAACCACCGGCAGCATCTCCATCTCCCCGCCTCTGAACGCCACCGCTCCCGGTGCCACCGTTTCCGCCCTGGCCGCCGACTCTGCCGCGCTGACTTTGGTCGGGTCCGCCAGCACCGGCTACCGCCAGAACATGGTGTTCCACAAGGATGCCTTCGCCACCGCCTTCGTGCCGCTCAAGGTGCTGGCCGGTTGTGAGGGTTACACCTTCTCCACCGAGGAGTTCGCTGTGCGCGTCATGACCGGCGGCGACTTCACCAACGACGCGGAAAACACCCGTATCGACGTTCTCTACGCCGATCCGGTCATCATCCGCCCGGACCACGCGGTTCGCATCACCGAGTAACCATCAGCTGGGCGGGGGCTCAGGCTCCCGCCCTTTGGAGAAACCATGGACGTCATTCCTTACCCCCGGATGCTCTACAAGACCGAAGACGAATACATGATCGTGGACGGCGAAGAGCAGGAAGGTACTGCCCGTGCTGAGGGATTTGTGGACTACTCGGAGTTGTCACAGTCCCCCGATCCTTCCCCTCCCAAGCGCATCGAGGACATGAACCGCGACGAACTGGCCGCCTTCGTCAAGGACACCTGGGGGGAAACGATACCCCGCAACGTCAGGCTGGATGACCTGAAGGCCCAGGTCGTCGCCCGGTTGGAAGCGTAAGCCATGGCGACCACGGCCAGGAAGATCATTCGCCGCGCGCTGACCAAGATCGGCGTGCTGGCTGAGGGTGACGCCCCCACGGCG